AGACCATCCATTACGTAATGCACTCATACAACACTGACTGCGGTGTTCTGCCCACTGGGCATTCATCGGTCTTAAGGCCAGCTTCATTGCCCGCAGCCAGAGTTTTCCCGCCTGATCAAACTTTTCGCAGCGTTCGGCAAATGCAGCCGCCTCGGCGACGGCGTAATAACGCTGGTTGCGGTCAGTCTTTCTCTGATTCATCGATAACTCCTGAATTAACGGGGTTCAGATGGCATTTATTCTCTGGCTTCTTCAATCTCGGCTTTCCTGACCAGAAACACATCTGTGGCTTTATCCAGCAGCGGTGGCACAGGTTTAAGTACCTTTGATGCGTAGGCGTAGCAGCGGGCGAGTGCGCTGACCGACTGACTTTTCATGGCTGCCTCACAAAAATCAGCGAGAAGTTCTTCTGAAGAACGTTCCCTGTCCTCAGCGCGTTCCTGTTCTTTACCCGGACAGTGTTTAGGCGAGGGCGGGGGTGCGCTCGCCGGCTGGTCAGGCGATCTGACCGGGCTGGCTGGTGGCGCTGCAGGCACGGGCGTTTCTGCTTTAATCTCTTCAGTTCGCAGGTCCGGGACAGAATGGTTTTGCAGCGCAATACCGTGATCTCGGCTGACTGACTGATTGATGAACGCATTCAAATCTTCACGAGCTGGCGGTGTCACGTCGCGTTCTGCAGGAGATAAGGTTTCCAGTTCATCCGGTGTGTACACCCCCAGAATGACGTCCGGGCAGTGCAGACGGGCCCAGCGTTTAACAGCGAGATAAGCCAGCTGCTGACGCGGATCGCTCGCCCAGAGTGTTGAGTTCCGCACCTGTGCCTGTGAGAGCAGCAGTTCCAGCACCCGCGGCTCCTGCTCGTTCTTCATTGTTGCCCACACCCGAACACCGCATCCGGATTCATCCTGCAGTGTCCAGTCCGGTGCGATGTATTTATTGCCTTTGGATGAGGTTTTCTCGGTGAATCTGCCGATAACATTTTCCCATGGCCCAAACCATTCGTAATGGAGCCGATCCCGTGCAGGGGCCATGGTGTTGATCACTGCATTCACCAGCTGTGCCTCGTATCCCAGAACACCGTTGACGGTGAAGGTTTTTTGGGCGACGGCAAACGGATTCATACGCCACTGCAGGGCCTGCATGGTCACAGCCAGACAGTCTGCGGCTTTGCCCGCGAGATGCGCCGGGACAGTGACTCTGCTGCTGGCCATGATTTCTGCAAAGCGCACCAGTTTATCCAGGGCATCGGGGCTGAAAATAGTGGCAGTTGTGTCAGTGCTGTCGGGCGCAGAGATCATCGGTTGATTTTGCATAACGCCTACTCCTGTTAATGTGCCCATGCGGGGCGCTGAATTATTTCTATGCCGCCCCAGTTATTGCCGAGGCGACAGGAATGGAAAGTGCACAGGTCCCGACGGAAGAGGGCGGATCCCGCGCTCATGTCATTGTCGTGCAGCTCAAACACACGAACCGGATAACGGCCACAGTCGATCGCTTCACTGACCGCAATAAAAACGAACTGCGGATATGTGCCAGTGCAGTGATAAAAGCCCTCGCAGTACATGGCTGCCTGAACGTGGTACCGGAACGCTTCGATGTGGCGGGCAAAGCGCGACATATCACTCACCTTTTTCACGTCGACGATGAGAGGGCGATTCGTCAGATATTTATCTGGCCGGATGCGACAGAGTTCTTCTGTCTCTGCATCTGACCAGTAGAGGGAGGATTCGCAGTGGCCGTCAGCTTCAAGAAAAAAGCGTGCGGCGTGATGCGCCATTACGCTCTCTCTCATGAGCTGAAGTTTCCGGCCCTGTTCTGCATCCATGACCGTCATGTTCCGGATGCGTGTCTCATTCAGAAATGCTGCTTCGTCTGCTTTACCCTGAGAGGTGCGCCGGTTAAAAGAAGGAGCCACAATAAAGCGCTTATCAAACTGTTCAGGCTCAAGCAGCATGCAGTGCAGCGCGCTTCCCATATCCAGTGCGGCTGTTTTATCCGTATCCACAGGCGCATGTTTGCGCCAGAGGTAAATGGCCGGGTTAACCGCAATGTCATCGAGCTGCGATTTACTGACGCCGGGACCGGCGTGATAGGCCTCATTGCTGAGGCCTTCATAGATACCCGGTTTCATCATGCTGGTTCCTCCCAGCCAAGCAGCACCTGAAGGTCGTAATTTCGGGCCGCCTGCAGGTAGGCCAGATTCGTGATAAAGCTGATGTATTCCTCAGCGGCTTCAGGATGGGCACAGCACTTCATCGCATCAGGATGCAGGTTCCAGTGACGGAACAGGTGAAGGTGGTCAGGAAAACAGGACAGCAGGCGCTGGGCTTCGTCATCGATCCACTGTTCTTTCCTGACTGCGTCCTGCTCCTGGGCATCCAGGTGGTCTTTGTGACGTTCCAGCAAAGCATACGGTGTGATCATGGCTTCCCCTCCTGAAGAAGGATGCCGACAAAACGGTCAAACACCACCTGCATCACGGGCAAAGGTGGCTGGGGTGGCAATCCCGGGGATGTGGGCGATGAAAAGCTGGCACCATTGACAATGTTTTCAGGCGCAAACTCGATATCGCGGATGGCATTAAAGGGGCGAGCAAAAGCAGCATCGCCCCTGATGTCTGGTTGCATCATGGGAAATGGTCCTTTGAATAGTCAGTTAACCTGTTCCGGTTCTGATAAGCCCGGCAGTATGATGAGGGGCAGGGATGACGTGTTTACTCAGGTGTCAGTAAGACCGGGCACGACGTCATCAGACCTGGTTTACTCTTCTTCTTCACGACGGGCCTCGCGGGTGGCTGCAAGGATTTGTGCCGGGTCTCCTGCTATGCGCGTATGAATAACAAACGTACCAGTGTGGGTCACCCGGGCATCCGGTGCGGCCATGAGAGCCGCCCTGACAACACGTTCATGGATAAATGCCCGAAGAACGCAGGATTTGATATGGAGCGTGCCCTCTGTTGAGGTCGCGATGTACTGAATTTTCATCTTTTAATCTCCTTTAAGTGAAAATAACCGTTTAACTTCGGGGTTGGTGACCCGCCTGATCTGGCTGTTATCCCGGACCTGGTTTCTCCTGGATGCCGCCCGCTCTGATCGGAGCGAAGCTTCGGGGCTCCGCATTTGCGAGCCAGCGTTTATGGACAGCAGGGCGATGCTGTCACTCTTCAGCGTCCATGACCGATTTTCTCTGTTTTGCCCCGTGTCGGTCACTACGGCTGAAACATCGGGACTAAATCTGATTGTCGTAATCCGCATGACTGAGTAATTCCCAGTTCTGTCCATTGTCTTTCGATAACAGTCTCCACTGCGGCGTAACCCTTAACGTAAGATACTGACCCCGATAGGTTCGCCTCGCCCGGATTTGCCCGGTACGCCATAAGCGCATAATGCGCTCAGCACGCCTTATTATCCGGACGGGGGCATGTGGCTTGGACATCACCGTTACCTCATTTCAGCGGCACAGGCAGCGGCAAGCTTCTGCACATACGTCCAGGCGATGCCTTCACTGAAACAGACAAAACGGCGGCTTCGGTTTAAAGAACTGGCGGTGAAGATGAACCTGCCGTTCCGGATATGAATAATCATGCTTTGTCTCCGTTGAGATATAAAAAAACCGCCCTGGCGGACGGTTTACTCTGACGTATTCAGGCAGGCAGTTACGGCTGGTTGTTGTCTTCCGAGGCAGAAGAAGCGCAGCTGCATGCTGGTCGTAAATCAGGGTGTGTGGCGAAAATGGTTGTGAGAGTTGACTGAAGCAATTCATCCAGTGATCCCATCACACCCTTACGGTATGCGTCTGCTTCGTCCATACTGACTTTTCCGTCTTTCTCACTGGCATCAACCATCCTTACCGATGCCACCAGCTTGTTTGCCACTTCCAGCAGTGTTTCAGTGACTTTTTCTGCAGTTTCACGATGTTGCATAATGACCTCCGGGTCAGGTAATGCCCTTACGGACAGGGTTTACGAATGCCATCTCAGCGTTCATGGATGCCATCTTCATCAATAATGATGAGGCGCGTATTTTTGATGAAATCGCTCATGTTCACGCCTACATCGTGCCAGTGAGCCAGTGCCATCAGGACGTCACGACGGGACTGACAGTGACAGGCATTTACATACGCCTGTACATGAGCAAGGGCGAGGCGGCGCATTTCTTTTGGATTCAGGACGCATGAAGGTTTTTCTTTATGCATGGTGTTCTCCGGTTCCGGACGTAAAAAAACCGCCATAATGGCGGTCATGTGGACAGGTAAGAGAGCGATCACGACGGGCCGTTCCTGTCTGTCTCTGAAACGTCGCTACAGCAACATCCAGGCAGTAAGTCAGGGTGCTCAGTCATGATGGGATCCAGGATTTCGGTGAAGAGCACGTCGAGAACAACCTGGACTTTATGCATATGTGTCGCAGCCTGCTCTTCCGTGACTTTGCCTTCCTGCTGGTACTCAAACATCTGATCAGCAGAAACACTCAGTTCACGGGACAGCAACAATACAGTCTGGCTGATACGCACGGCAGCTTCGCGATATAACATCGTTACTCCTTAAGTGGATTTGCCATTCAGGCATTACGGAAAGGGTGATTGAGCCAGAGAGGCTTTGATGCCCGGCCGGACGTAACATATCCGGGGCAAAAAAAATCCCGCACGAGGCGGGAAAGTCATTCAGGCACTTGGTCAGACAGATCACACTCATAATTATACAATCAGGATGCCACTACTTTCGGTACTTCAGGCTGTCAGGCATTCGCTGACAGTGAAGTTATAGAGGTATTCCGTTTCATAATTCTGAATGAATTGAAAACCCTTCGCACTGACACCTCGTTTAAACTGCGAAAAGGGTTTCAGAGAAGCTGTCAATGTCGTGATGAGTCAGAGTAAGCAGGGTGATTTATTTTTGTAGGGCTTACTTTTCCCGAAACAGAGACGCCGGGCGTCGCGTATCAGGATTAACTCATGGCGTGATGCTGCGCTATGATGCTTTTTTATATGAACTCCAGGTGCTCTGGGATCAAAGTTGATTCCACAGACCGGGCACAGAACGCTGTGCTTTTTCATACTAACCTCCATCAACAAAGGAAATGACACTGGGCAGAGCCATCTCATTTGTTGAGAGGAAGGTGGGTTTTGCCACTTCGGGATCTCGCGCTTCTGCACTCCTCCCGCCCGACAGTATGCTGTGCCGTTCAGCTAATAACTCAATAATGAACTATAAGTACTATTTTGGTCAACACCAAAAGTACAGAAAATTAGTACTTTTCCGGGGTTTTGATTCATCTCATTGTTTTTGTTAATTTTAAGTGTGCGGTATCACACTGAGGCTTTGGGCGGGATCGGGGGAAACAAAGCTCATTCGGCACTCTATCACCACACCAATAAACTTGCAGGAATCATCAATTTCCACAGGTTTATAATTAGTATTCAATGGCTTGAGATACTTTCTGTTGATACCCTCATCAACAATGTACTGTTTAAAAGTCACTTCTTTTGCAGAAGCAAGTTTAGCAACGACTAATTGGCCATTTTCTGGAATGCGACCTGTGTCTATAAGAATCATGCTGTTCTCGGGGACACATGGGCCCGCGGGGCTCGTCATTGAGTCGTCTTTAACTACTAGCCAGAATGCCGGGGCATCTCCCAGTACAGCGCCGGAATAGAAATAACTGAATCTGTCCAAACCTTTCTCAAAAAACTGCGTGACATTAATAACCTCATCCCAGCCCATTAACGGAAAGCTACCGCGAAACAGGGCATGAGCTAACCTTTCTTCACCAGCATTAGCCTCATCTCCATGTTGCAGCCACAGTGGGTCTACGTTCAGAGCTTTAGCGATGTTTTTCATCATCGCAGCCCGGGGAAGTGACTCACCAGTCAGCCATTTACTGACAGCCTTCGATGTTACCCCCATACGCTGAGCAAGCATTACCCCCCGACCATGTGGCGGGTATTTGGCGTTGTTGAGCGCTTCAGTAAGCCGCGCTGCAAACTGCTGACGGATCGTTTCTGTTTGAACCATGGGTACAATGTTAACTGACTTGATAAAACTGTCAGTTCAAATTAAAGTGAACTGAAAGTACTACTGAGGGGGTTTTCATGTCATTCATTAACCTTGCAATTAAGTCTGTGGGAGTTGCTGAAGTTGCGAAAGCGTGTGGAATCAGTCCAAGAGCGGTCTACAAGTGGCTCAACAAGGGTTCACTTCCTAAAACAGAGTTTTATGGGGGAACTCAATATGCAATGACTATTGAGAAGTTATCTCAGGGGCAGTTCTGCTCAGATAAGTTACTGGAAGAAAGCCGGATATCTTTGCTGAAACGTTAGTTTAAGGTGACGTTTGGTCACTGCGTCACAGCCGACTAAGGAAGTTACATTGTGGAAACTGCAAAAACACGCAAGCAAGGATCATCAGTTCAGGGACGACATCTCCATTCACTGGCTCTAAGGGCCCTTTTTAACACGCGTCAATCGGTGGTTGCCCGCCGTCTCAACGTCGCTGATTCAACCATCTTGAGACGCACTGAAAAATACCCGGAAATCATGGAAACGCTGGCTGCCAGCGGTATTGAGGATTTCGTGATGAAGGGGGAGATGAAAATACCCCAGGAACAATATCGCTGGCTGATGAAGGTCGCTATCAGGTTTGCTGAGTATGAACTGGAACGAACCTGTAATGAGGAAGGCGATGAGCATCAGCACAGACAATCCTGTCCATGAGCTGGTGGTTTCAGGACTGCGCTTAATTCAGTGTGAGGGGGGAAGGGAAGCGACAAGAGTTGCAACGAGAGTCAGATCTTAACCTCTGCACACATAGCGAGAATGCAATGAAACTTCTTAAAATTTTTTATTTTGGAGGGACATATTAAATGAGTCGCGCAGCAACAGACTGGGCCTGGAGTCTTAATCTCAAGGCTTCCCAAAAACTACTTCTCCTTTCACTGGCTGACCGGGCTGACGAATACCACTGCTGTTATCCCAGCATCATGAGGCTCGTCAATGATACAGGGCTCGACAGAAAGACTATCGGGAAATGGATCAATCAGATGATTGAGGAGGGTCTGCTTTCCGATACCGGTGAGCGGAAAGGTCCCACAAAACGGGTGCGTGTCCTGAAGCTGAACCTCGATTTTAAATGTGCCCAAAAACGGGAGGGTTCAGTAAAAGGTAATGGTCCCAAAAACGGGAATGTTCCCAAAATCGGGCCTGTTTCAATTAAGCCATCGAATGATCCCAAAAACGGGCTTTTGAACGATCCCAAATTTGGGATTTTGAATGATCCCAAAAACGGGACACAGAATCAGTCATTAGAACCCAACATAGAACCTATAAATAAAACACCCGCCGCCAGGGCGACGTGTCAGGGTAAATGGCTTCCTTCACGTTATGCCTTCGAGGGCAAAGTCGTGAAGCTTAACCATGCAGACTTTGCATCGTGGCAAAATCTCTACGCACATCTGGACCTGGTCTACGAGCTACAAAAACTCGACATCGAATTCTCATACCAGAAACCCAGACACTGGTTTATCACAGCCAGCCAGAAGCTCAGCTACCAGAACAAACAGGCAGCCTTGCGGGGCCAGAAAGCGCCTTCTGGTAAAGGGATACCACACTGGAACGATCGCAGCGAGTGGGAGAATAATTTCTTATGACGAAGCCAGAATCCGGATTTAACGATCAGCTGCAAAATGGTCACTTTGGCCCGAGTGGGGCTGACCAGCAGCAGGAAGGCCGTTTAGTTGACTCAAACGCAGAGCGCCTGGTGGACACTCTCTTCGCCAGTCTGAAGGTTATCTTTCCCGCATCCTTCAGCACGGTGTTAAAGCATCCACGCGATGAAGCAACAGCAAAACGTCAGTGGGTCGCTGCGTTTATCGAAAACGGCATTACCTCGGGGCATCAGATTTCAGCAGGGATGAAGCTTGCGCGTGCCAGCGTTTCACCGTTCTGGCCAACCCCCGGGCAGTTCATTAGCTGGTGCCGGAAGGGCGACTATGCCGCTGCTGATTTGCCGGATGAACATGCACTGTATGACATGGTCATTCGCTACAGCGCGCGACGTGGTCTGTATAACTCACCAGAAACGTACCCATGGCAGGCCAATACCCATTACTGGTTGGTCACAACCCTCTACAGCCAGATGACATCACATAATCTGTCTGAGGGTGAGTTACGTAAGGCATGCGAAAAAGAGCTTGAAAAGATGTCCCGTCGTATTCGCGAAGGGGAATCGATACCCCCACCGCGCGCGCAACTTGAAAAAATTTATGTACCTGTGAGTCCTGAGAGGGCGAGAGCGCATATCAGCCGACTTAAAATGCTTCTGAAGAGAAACTCAAAGCATGGCCTGAGACCAGTCCTGCCATCAGAATCAGAGCACTCGTGTTTCCGACGCTGATGTAGCTCCTGTCTGCGAATTTAAGGAGCAATGTGCCTCTATTCAGGTCATGGTAACTGATATCGCCGATAAACCACCTGGCAGGGATACCGGCTGGCATCTGTCGCTATATGTCGCTCTCGCGCATAACCTTTTCAAAACGGAATGCATCATTGTCTTCTTCAAGCAAAACTTCATCTTCGGGATGGTTAATATCGGGATGTTTTTTATTGAAGAATTCAACGATTTTGAACCCGCACTTGTTTACGTAAAAATGGATATTACGCTTTTCAAAATAGGGCGTATGTGTTTGCCAGGATACTGTCTCGGGATATTCTTCCTCAATCAAATGCCAGGCTTTAAGGCCTATGCCTCGTCCCT